CTTTACGCGACTACTTCGCGCCGGTACGGTCGGACCATCGCGAGCACGTCGCGCCCGAGCGGGCTCATCCGGATAGCGCCGAGCTCAGATAAGCCGAGGACGCCGCCGACACTCGATGCACGTTTCACTAGATCGGTCGAGAGAATTAGGCAAGCTTCCTCGATGTCGTCCGGCGGTGTTCCGAGATACCAGCCATATTTGGCGGTTACTTGGATCCCGGGGCGAAGATTTATCGGCGACGGAAAGAGAGTCGTTCCAACCATCGTTATGACGGTATAGGGCCGATTTTGTTGAGGCGCGTTCAAAGGATCGAGAATGTAGTCGGTGTTAAAGACGAGCGGAGTTTCGTAACTTCCATCGCCGCCGGTGTCGAGTGCGACGATTACCCCGGTCGGTGTTGAGATGTCATCCACGAAAAGACGATAGAAGTCGGTCGCCCGATATTGTCTAGCGGTCGCTGTAGCGTCGGCGAAGAATCGTCGATTAGTCATCCGATCAATAGACCGCGAAGCGGACTCGATGGCCTTCTCTATGTTTACGGTTTCATCGGCCGTTATTGTGCTCATCCCCGTATAGGACTGAAAAGTCGCGACCGTCGTATAGCCGTTGGTGATCGCCATTATTTACCTTTCGATTTTTTCGGGGTCCTTTTCGGCTTCGATTCTACTTTGTTATCGGTTTCGTCTGTAGTTACCCGCTCGGCCAGAGAGTGAAGCGGTCCCGTCGAAAGGTTGCCGTCTAGCCGAGCGAGCTCGTGATCTACTTCGGCGACTTTATCCGTTCGGCCTTGAGCCGCATATTTGACGCGCTCGAGCTTTAGAGATTCGCGATACGAATTAAGATTGAGAGCCATAGTAGAAAGCTAAAGCTTCTCGGCGACTAGACAAGGAGCCCGCTAGTCGCCGAGAAAACTATTAGAAGCTAGGTGTTACGAGTCCGGTTCCGCCGATGATCGCTCCGGCTAGTGGCCTTCTCTGAGCTGTGAAAGCTGAGAATCCAAAGAGCACGATTCGAATAGCGACTTTGCCGTCCGGCTGTTCGAAGCGAACGAACGTCGGCATTTGTGGAGCTTCGAAGAGGTGCATTTCATCGCTTGAGACGATGTAAATAAGATCTTCGTTCGCGCCTGTGCCGTTTGTTGTCGTAATGTTCGCGTCGGTGATTACTGGCAAGCCGAGGATCGAATATTGGCCGCTCTGACCGTATCCGAGACCGCTATAAGTACCGACCGCATTCATCGGACCGTTCGCATTTGGTACGACGAGCGGACGCTTCTGGTCGTCTACTCCAGCCAAAAGGAAGCCGAGGCGTCGCGGGTGCATCAAAATATAGTTCGGGCCGCTAAATACCGCGCTTTGAACTCTTTGAATACCGTCTACGATCTTTGGATAAAGTTCGCTGACTGTTGGGCTTGCGTCCGTGTATGTTACGACGGCCGTTAAAGCTGTAGTGAGTCCGGTCGGTTCGCCGCTTGAGCCAGATCCGTTGAGGATACCGAAATCAAGTTTTGTGTTATAAGCCGAAATGAGATCCGAGAGCACGACATCTTCGATGTTCGCGCCGCGCAAGATCGCTTGCTTCGAGACATCTTGCATACCGGAAATAGTGTTCACGTTCACGGTAAGAAGTGTGTCGTCGATATTTGTTTCGGTTGCTGTGTCGTTCTCGGCGGCTTGATAACCGACGGCGGTTCCGGTCGTTACCTTCGAAATGTTCACCGTCATACCTTGCGGCGGGAGAACGTGCTTTCGACAGATATCGGCTACTGGTCGGCCTGCTCGAGCGAGGTTCGCGTAGAGATCGATCAAATATTGAGGGACTACGAGGCCCGCAAAGTTTGCCGTTCCGACGTCGCGCTTCTCGAGACGTACTTCGCGGCTATATCGTGCGATTCGTTCTTGAGCTTCGAAGTCTCGTCCGAATTCTGCATTCATCGCATCCGAAAGAAAAGAGTTCTTTCCGCGAGCGTGATAAGTCGGTTCTTCGGAAGTAACTTTCCATCCGCCGGCTTGTCGCGTTTCTGTTGTCGGTCCTTCTACTTTTTTTGCAAGTTCGATCGCGGCGAGTTTGCGCGTTTCGATCTCTGTGATCTGTTGGATTCTTCCGTCGAGTTTTTCGATCTCAAGCGCGAGAGCTGAGACGTTCGCGACTTCGATCTCGTTGAGATCGCGATCTTCACCGGCGGCAAGATCTAGCGTCGCGTCGATGAGTTCGTTTTTTGAGTTTCGTTTTTCTTGGAGTTGATTTAGAAAATTCATTTTTGGTCCTTTTGTTTGAGTTGGAATCTCGAGGTGTCTAACGATCTTCCGAACGGGTGTCGAAGTTTTCGAGGTGCGTTCGGGGAGTCTAGAGGTGTCGTCGTTTACGAGTGTAGCGGATCGGTGTTCGAAGATCGTGGATCTTTGGCGACGTTCGCGACGATGTTCTCGGCCCATCTTTGGCCGGGGTCGCCGCCCCAAAGAGCCCAAGCGATACGGCCCGCCGACGGATAGCCGTCTTCGGATGGTCGGAAGCCTTGACCCTGTTTATCGATTTCGTGCCGGGCGAGGAAAGAGCGGATTCGTAAGACCCGCGAATAGGTTACGGATCCGCCGATTATGTCTTGGGCGCTCGCGACTCCGATCGGGGTTCCGCCGCGCCCAAAAGTCGCCCGCCATTCGAGGCCGCGTCGAGCTTCGGCTTTCATCGCTTCGGTCGTCGAATACATTTCGGCGCGTTCTTCGGGCTTCGGATATTTTGGATGGTCTGGATCTAGTAGATCGTTATCGCCGACGTATCTCGGATTTTCGGGCGCTCCAGTTCTTGCCAAATATAGAAAAGCATTTACTCGAGCCATCGACCATTGATTTCTTCCGATGCCGGGGCGATGACTTGTCGAGTATGCACCGGATCCGCGACGATAGACCGCTCGCAAAGCTCCGACTCTTACTCGCGTCCAAGTTGGGCGATCGCGTTCTTTCATAGTTTCATTATGAGAATCGGCTTTCGTTTGTAAAGCCTTTTCCGTTTGCGGGCTAATCGTTATGTCGCCCGTCTTACCGGATGCGGAGCCGGGTTCGTTCTCTGCCGATCCTTCGATCTGATCTTCCGGCGGGGCCGGAGCGTCGGCGCGTTCCGATGAGCCCGCCCATTTATTGCAATAATAATTCGCTTTCACGTTCGCGCTCCAGAGATTGCAATAGCCCGCCGCGTAATAAGAACAGTTTCGACAATTACGGCCCTCGGGTACGTCGGGCGATGAAGCGGGTCGATAATTTTGAGGGAGCGCCCGATAATTTTCTGAAGCTTCGATCGCGGCGATTTGTGCTTTTGCTTCGCGTCTAGTTTTGTGGCAGAAGATTAGTTCGCCGTCTGACTCTTTGACTACCGCGTAGCCTTCGCGACATTCCGCGTTATCCGTCTCGATTCGATACGGCACTAACTAATCCACGTCTGGAGTTAAGACTCTAATCTCTTGGGCGGCGTGAGAAGCGATCGCGTAGATATCTTGTCGAGATGGTAAGTCGATAACGACCGTGTCATCTTTTTCAATATGAAGTCCGTTCGAAGTTGTAACGTCTGAGCCGCCGATATAGATCGAGTTAGTGCTTTGATGATGAATATAAACGACCCGATGCGTATCGTCGGCCGCGACTGCTAAAACTCTGGTCGTTCCTACGGTTACGGCTGTAGATTTCATTTTCGGATCCTTGCGAGCACGTTTTCAAGCTGAGCTAGATTCGGTTTTTCCAAAACTTCGCGAACCGATTGAATCGATGCCGCTTCGCCGTATGCTCCGAAAGTTACGAGAGACACTTCGGCGAGATGAGCTTTTAATCTTTCGACTACTCCATTCGAGCCTTTGCGATCTTTCAACGGTTGAAAGCCGATCGATAAATTTGTGAGTACGCCGTCGCGCACGAGCTCCAAAGCTTGATCGCCGATATCGGTTTTTGAGATTCTAAATTCGCCGTATAGACCTTTTTTATCTTCGCGAAGCGTCGTCGCTTTGCCTAGCGGTAGCACCTGCTGATCGTGGCCTTGTAAAAGTTTTACGCGATGAGCGGCACGAGTTACCGCTTCGAAAGCGCCCATTCTAAACACTTCGACTAGGCCGGGATGGATTCGCGCTTCGGTGTCATACGGGACACATATTCCGCATATAGTCCGGCCGTCGCCTTCGGCTCTTACTTCGAGATCGCTTTCATATTTCCTAGTTTCTAAAGTCATAGGTTTATCCTATTCGTCTAAAGGTTCTTCGTTTGGGATTTCTAATTCTTCGCCGGTTGTCTCTGGTTCGCCGATCGGTGGACGATTCTCGAAGTCTGATCGCACTTCATCGACTGTTAAGAATCCAGATTCGAGCGCGATCTTATGGGCTTGATATCGGGTGAGAGTGTCGGATCGGAGTAGGGCGTCGGTGTTAAATTTTGCGTACTGGCCGCGAGGTAATAGATCCGTGAAAGCCGACTCGATGCGGGTAAGTAGCGGAGTGATTCCGCGCAAGAATTGGAGCTGTTCTTGCTCGACGTTCGAATAGGTTCGCGACGAGTTCGGAGCGCCCAAGTAGTAGCCGGGGAGCCCGAGCATATTCGCGATCTCTGCAAGGCTGAACTCTCGCGACTCGACGAGCTGAGAATCTTTCGCATTGTCTGAAAGCTGTTCAAATTTTGTTGAAGCATTCAAGACGGCGGGCTCGCGTGAAGTTCCGCCGTAGTGTCTCATCCAAACGGCCTTGAGCATATCGGCCTCGTCTTGAGAGAGATCGGCGTTATCCGAGTAGAGAATCCCGGTCGGCTGAGCTCCGCCATCGAAATATTTCGCGGCGTACTCTTGCATCGCGAGAGCCGATCCGATTCCTTGACGCTGAGCGGCGACGATTCCGACTCCGACGATCTGGCCGGGCATCGCAAAGTTTTTGATATGCATAACGCGCTCAGAATCAAAAAGTTCATCGTTAATCTTGTAACTAAGTCGGCCTTCGATTCGATCGACGTGAACTCGGCTCGCTGAGACTGGATAAAGAGATTCGGGATATCCGTTCGCCCCAATGTCGCCCAAGACCGCGACATAGTTTCCGTGAATTATGAGAGACGCCGCGATCGCGGACATCGTTTCGATCCGTGTTTCATTCGGATACGGACGCTCAAGGATCGGCGGCATCGGTTCGATTCTTTGATCGCCTCGATAGGCGTGAATCGGTAAAGCGCCGATCGTATCCGAGATTAAAGTTACGCCGCGCCAAAGACCCGGGACT